AGATATTTGCTCGTAAATTTACATTCGCACCATATGGTGGTTTTGATGGATGGGATATTTACAGAACTAGAAGAAGTAATTTAGATTCATTCTTAATAAATGGTTCTAATGGTGTTAAAGGTTTAACTTCTGGTGCGTTTGTTAACAGAACTCTTTCTAATGGTGATTTAGGTATTAACTCTGATTACTACGCTTATTTAGAGGCTATTTGGACATTTAAAAATCCAGAAGCTGTTAATATTAACGTATTCGCAACACCAGGTATAGACGTATTCGATAACAGTAACTTGATTGAAGCTTCTATTGAAATGGTTGAAACTGATAGAGCTGACTCACTTTATATCTTAACAACACCTGACACAAATGCTGGTGGTGAGGTTATGTCAGCTGAAGAAATTTCAGATTACTATTCAGATGGTTCATTTGATAGTAACTACTCTTGTACATACTGGCCATGGATTCAAGTAAACGATACTGAAAACAACGTTTACATCTGGATGCCACCTACAAGAGATGTAGTAAGAAACATCGCATTGACCGACAACATTGCATTCCCATGGTTCGCAGTTGCTGGTATACAAAGAGGTGATGTTGATTGTATTCAAGCTCGTAAAAAACTTACTCTAGCTGATAGAGATGCGTTATACGAAAATAGAGTTAATCCAATTGCAACTTTCACATCAGATGGTATTAAAATCTGGGGTAACAAAACTCTTCAAGTTAAAGAATCTGCTCTTGACAGAATCAATGTTAGAAGACTATTGTTACAAGCTAGAAAACTTATCTCTGCTGTTTCTATCAGATTGTTATTCGAACAAAATGATAGTGTTGTAAGAAATCAATTCTTATCATTGGTTAATCCAATATTAGATAACATTAGAGCTGAAAGAGGTCTTACAGACTTTAGAGTGGTTCTTTCAAATGACCCAGAAGATATCGACAGAAATCAACTTACAGGTCAAATATTCTTGAAACCAACTAGAGCGTTAGAATTTATCCAGTTAGAGTTCGTAATTATGAACACTGGTGCATCTTTCGATAACATCTAATAAAAATAAACAAAACAATTAAGCTTCCAATATTGGAAGCTTTTTTGTTTTATATGATATTTATGGTAAAAGACTATTATGAAAATTAGAATTACAGAATCACAATACAATAGATTATTATTAAAAGAAGAAAAAGAAATTAATTTCAATTATGATGTTGATACTGTTCTAGGTTTTGCAAAATTAATTAATCTACCTCTTAAAGGACAAAATGAATTTTTAGCAAATAAAGCTTTAAAAAATAAAGAAGTATTATCAAAAATATATTCTATAATGAATAATGTTGAAAAGAAAGAAAATATGATTGATGATTTGATTAATAAAGGAATGAAAAACCCAGATAAAAAAATAATTTCTAATATTGATAAAATAATTTCTAAATTTAATGAATGTTCTAAGGATTGTGGGTTTGATAAAACCTTAGAATTAACCAAAGTAATGAATAAAATTTTGAGAAAAAAAGACTAAACAACGTGTTTTTATACACTTAAAGATATTTATATATAAAACTCTATAATATGGGAAAAAAATTAATATTAACTGAACAACAACATACTTTAATTGTTAATCAAATTCTTAAAGAAACGGTTGAAAAATTAGATGAATTAGAAGCTAAGGGTTCTTTAGATGAAAATGTTTGGACTGCTATTAAATATGGTTTATCTAAATTAGGTAGATACAAAGCTGGTGGTAATATAATGGGTAAAGGTAAAGTTGACACTCAATACGCTGAAAAAATAAAAGACATTTTAAGAAATGAGGCTAATGAAATGATTAAGGATTTAGATGATAAAATTAAAGAAACAAATCCTGAATTTCCTAACAATAAAGACCCACAACAATTCTTAACAACTGTAATGGAAATTGCTGCTGTTTATGATTCAATTGTTGCCGCTACAAAAAAACAACCTGAAGAAAAGGGTTACATGCCAATTGATGCTGCTAATGGTGTTATAAATGATTTAAGAGAATATGTTAAAAAATTCTTAGATGTTGATTTAAGAGCAATTTATAGTGCTACAAATGAAGCTAAAGACATGACTGGTGAAAACATAATGTCAGAAGAATATCAACTATCTGAAGGTCAAATGTGTGAAATTTATGAGGCATTTGGTTTAACTGAAAACGAAGAAATAAAGGTTGGTGATAATGTTATTTATGATGAAACACAATCAAGAGTTTCAAAAGTTGTAGGTGATGAGGTTGAAATTGAAGGGCCTATGGGTAATAAAATGATGGTATCTATTTCTCAAGTTCAAAAAGTTAAAAATGTAGACCCTAGGGAAATTAATGAAGCTGACCCTTTAGATGCTGCTGATGTTAGAGCTGGTTTACAAGCCAAAAGAGGTGGTGGTGAAGATTTTTCTAGTGATAGAATGGATACTCTTAAATCTAACAAGCTGCCAATGACTTTGGCTGGTGTTGGTGCTTCATTAGGTGCTTTTTCTTGGTTAGTAAACACGGAATGGTTTAAGAGTTTATTTGATGTGGTGACCAAAAACCCGTCTATTGAATATATCAAACAAGTTGTTCAAGAAAAAACAGAAGTACTGGGTTCAATTAAACCTGGAGAAGGAATGACTCAAATCATGAATAGATTGAATGGAATGAATCTTAACCCTAATTCTTCACCACAAGAATTTATTAGTGGTGTGAAGACTTTAGGTGGTGGTAATATTAATGATGGTATTGATGCATTGACACAACAAGGTGGTATATTTAAAGACCCTGAAGCCGCTAGAAAAGCGCTTACGGAAATAGTTAATAACCCTAATGCTCATGGTAGCAATTTAGGTCAAATATTTCAAGGACAAATGGCTGGTACTGGAGAATCATTTGGTGATTCTTTGGTTACACAAACTGGAGGTAGTTTAAAGGGTATGATTGTAAACGCTATTATTAGAGCTGTACCAAAATTGGTAATCAAAACTGGTGTATCAACTGGAGCTGGATATCTTGCTGCTAAAGGTTTAGCTGGTATTTTAGGCCCTATAGGTATTGGATTGGTAACTGCTGGTGCTGCTGTTAAATTATTAAGAATGAAAGGTCAAAAATCATCTAGAGCCGCTACACTTAATACTTTATACCAATCTATACGTAATTTAGAAGGTGGTCTTGGTATTGTTGAACCAGAAGGTGATACTACTGGAACACAAGATGGTGGTACAGGACAAGGAGATGGACAAACTGGTGGTGCTGAAAAAGCAAAAACAAATTTATACAACAACCTTAAGAGTCTTTTCCAATTCATTGTAAACAACAAAAATACAATGGGTACTAAAACACAATATAATACAGGTACTGGTGGTGCTGGTGCTCAAGCTCCTTTAGCAGAAGCTAAATACATTACCGATAAGAGAGTTATTCAATACTTATCAAAATCATTACCATTTGATAAATTAAAGAATTTTGAGAATCTATTAAATAGAATTGAAATTATTAGAAATTCTTTGAAGAAAATGGGTGGTAGCACTGGAGATAAAGCATTAGACGGATTTTTAAAACAATTAGATTCTAATCCAATTATGCTTACTAATTTTGAACAATTAACAAAGGTTGACCCTAATAAAGCTCAAGAAGTAAATCAATTATTAGCATTTATTAAAGAAACATTATTGGCGGTATATTCTGGTGATTATAAAGTTGGTAATATGGTTGATAAAATGTCTACTTTAGGTGGTGGAAACATTAATAAACTTAGTGAGGATGAATTAGAAGAAGTTGCTGGTTATTCAGCGGCAGAACCAAATAAATCTTTTGCTAAGGATGCTCAAAGTAGAACAACATTTAAAAAGAATTTAGTTAAATTTTTGTCTACTATAATGAATATGTTCCAATACTTACATAAAACACAAGGTGGTAATATAGCTAGAAAAGATACTTCTAACAAATATACACCACCACCAGGTAGACAAAAACAAGCTCCAGCTGCTGCTCCAGCACAACAATCTGGTCAAAGTTCACCAACTGGTCAAAATGTTGTTCCAGAAAACATAGACCCTAAGTTGATGGAGGAATTAAAAAGAATTAAAAAAATTATGTTAAGTTAATAAAAATAATAAAAACTAACATATTTATAATAAAACAATAAAATAATAAAAACATTAAATACTATAGAACATGGCTGATTTATTAATGAAAATGCCCTTACCATACGAGCCTAAGAAAAAGAATCGTTGGTTAATTACATTCCCTGCTGATTTAGGTATCCAACAATGGTGGTTATCTTCAGCTTCTAGACCTTCAATAACACAAAATGAAGTTGAAATTCCTTTCTTAAATACATCTACATGGGTTATTGGTAGATTTACATGGGAATCAATTGACGTTACTTTCCGTGACCCAATTGGTCCTTCTGCAACTCAAGCTATCATGGAGTGGGTTCGTCTTCATTCTGAATCAATCACTGGTCGTCAAGGTTATGCTGCTGGTTATAAAAGACCAGTTGAGCTTGAAATGCTTGACCCTACAGGTGTTGTTATCGAAAAATGGTTACTAGATGGAACTATGCTTACAAATGTTGGATTTGGTGACTTATCATTCGAGGATGACGGTATCGCTGAGATTACTGCAACTCTTAGATTTGATAGAGCTATCTTATTATTCTAATATTTGTTTATATAAAAAATAAAAGCCTCTTTTATAGAGGCTTTTTTATTTACAAAAAAATTGCTTTTATTATATTTATTTGTAAAGCAATAATATAATTAAAAAGTTTTTATATGTCAGAAATTAAACCAAATGTTTTTCCAAACAATCAACCACAAAAAAACAAAACTTTAACCGAAGCTGAAAAATTAGCAGCTTATGAAGCTGAAAAAGCAGCGGTTACTAATGAGATATACAATTCTCAAATACAATCAGATACCCCTTATGAGCATATGTCAGCTGTTGAACAGATGAGGGTTAGAACTGAAGCACAATTAATACAAAGACAAGAAATGGGTGTTGTTAAAGAACCTTACTTATCAGAAAAAACAACAACAGTTAATTATCATGAGCAACAAAAAAACAATGAATATGATGAGCAAATGAGGCTTAGAGATGAGCAACTAAAAAAAAATTTAGAACAAACTGATAATTATCAACGTATGTCTAGAGAAGCTATGGATAGAAATAAAGAATATTACGAACAAAAAAATATGGAAACAAAACCAACTTATCAATCACAACCTAGTAGTCCAGCTATGTCTACTAACCCTACTCAGGTTTTAATAAAGAAACCTGCTGTTGACCCTTACATTCTAGAATTGAGTCAACCTAATTATAACGCACCATTTGATGTTGTACCTTTACCGTCTAAGGGTAAATTATATAGAGGTAAAAAAGCTAATATTAAATTAGCATATATGACTACAGCAGATGAAAATATCCTTACTAGCCCAAACTTATTAAAGAATGGTGAGTTTTTAGAAATTCTTATCAACAGAAAATTATTAGAACCTGAATTGAGATATAGTGATTTGTTGCCTGGGGATAGAAATGCTATTATGCTTTGGCTTAGAGCAACAGCTTATGGTGAGATGTATCCAGTAACTTTATATGATGAAAAAGATGAACCATTTGATGTTGAAATTAATTTAAATGAATTAAAAACAATTGAATTAAATGTTGAACCTGATAGTGATGGTTTATTTTCTTTTGTTATGCCTATTAGTAAAGCTAATGTTAGATTTAAACTATTAACATGTGGTGATATTGATAATATTGAAAAGATTTTAGAAAATGAAAAAGAAATGAATATACCAGTTAATAACGCTAGTACTTATAAATTAGAAAATATGATTGTTGAATTTAATGGTGAAACCAATAAAACAATGATTAGAGATTTTGTAAATTATATGAGAGTTGGTGATTCTAAAGCTTTTAATAAGTATGTAGATTCAATTGACACTGGTGTTGATTTAAATATTGAGGTTGGGACTCCTGGAGGTGGGTCCGTTAAAACCTTTCTTCCACTTAACCTCGGATTTTTTTGGCCTGACGTCAGAATATAAGCCAATTATACTAGAAGAAGCTTTTATATGTATTCAAAATCTAAATATGGGTTATAATGATGCTATGATGATGCCAGTATATGAAAGAAGGTATTTTATAAACTTACTTATACAACAAAATCAAAAAAAGATGGAATATATAGAGAATGAAAAAGCAGCTGCAACTTCAAATTCTAAGGGTAATCGACAAACTAAAATATCTGGAGATGCCTTAAAAAATAAAATGCAAAGTGGTGAAATACCATTAAATTAATAAATCCCCATTTTTTTGGGGATTTTTACTTTATAAGATATTTATAAATAAAAAAGTAATCATGGGAAAAAAAATTAAAATAAACGAAAGACAATTTAAGAGTATTTTAAATATTTTATCTGAAAACGCAAACATAAATAATGTGTTGCAAAATTTAAAACCTAATGAATCAATTAAAGTAATTGATAATAACAATAAAGAAATGGTTTTAAATGTAATATCATTTACTAATAATGAGTTTAAGGCTAAGGATGAAAATGATTCTGAAGTAACATTTAAAAAGGATTCTTTTAATGATGCAACTAAAGAATTTACAGTTAAAGTTATAAACCCAAATACAAATACGCTTATTGATAAAAAATATACTGTTAAAGATATTGTTTTGAATAACACACCAGAACCAGTTACACCAGAACCAGAAGATAGTGAAGAGGCTACTGCTGATGATGATTTATTCAAAAAATATTATGATGATATCATAAACAATCCAAATTTAAAGAAAGCTTTCTATACAGCACCTTCATTATGGAATTATATAATGGCAGCCGCTAAAGGCGAAAAAGCTACAGGTAAGGGTCTTTATCCAGCTTACCAAATTGTTAATAGATATTATAATAATGCTAGCGATACGAAATTACCTGGTTTTACGGATAAAGAAAATTTAAGCGCTTTATTTACAGTTCCATATAGAGTTGAAATACCTTATAATTATAATGATGGTACAAAAGATGTTTTAATTTTAAACGCTGGTAGTACAAATAAAGCTGTTGTTAGACCATATGAACCTGGTTATGCCGATAATAAAGTTTTGGTTAGGAGAAACTATGGTTTTAAGATAGTTGTTAAAAAACCAACTGGTGAAAAAGACGACCAATTTTATTGTGATATATATATCGATAAACAAAATGTTAAACCTAATACTTATAAAGTTAATGATGTTAAATTAACATTTTTTAAATCTAAAGGTTACGAACCTCAAGCTAAAACTACTAATTAAGGATGGCAGATGATAAAGATAGATTAAAGGCCGCCATGCTATTGGTGGAAGAAATGAAAGAACAAGCTAGATTGCAATCTGAAATAAATAGCAGTCTAAGTAGTTATATTGACCATGTAGAACAGGTTAAGGACTTAAAGGAAAGTATAAACGTCTACGAAAAAAATATAAAAAAGGTTCAAGATGAGATAGATACCTTAGCAACTTCTACATTAGATACTGATAAAGAGAGGGTTGCTATGTTAAAACTAACGGTTATTGAATTAAATAACTCAGCTGATGCTTTAAAGCAACAACATAAGTTAATGGTTCAAGCTGTAAAAGAAGCAAAAAGCTTTAAAATGCTTACAGCTGAAGCTATTGTTGGAACAGCTAAAATGCTTGGTAATTTAGATAAGTTACCTGGTAAATTTCAAAGTTTAATGGACCCTCTTAAACCATTATTTGAGATGGATAAAGCTATTAGAAAAGCTAGTCTTCAAATGGGTTTAATCGGTGGTCAAAGCGCAAATTTTAGAAGCAATATAAAATTAGCCGCTGAAGATACTCAAAAACTTGGAATGGGTATTAAAGAATTGGCCGAAATGCAAGCACAATATTCTGAAAATATTGGTAGAAATGTATCTTTAGGTAAAGAAGGTTTAGTAGCATTAGCTCAGATTTCAGAGGGTACTGGATTAGGTGCTGAAGCAACAGGTCAAATGGCTGCTGATTTTGAAGCACAAGGTGTTTCTGCTACTAGAACTAGAGATGCTATGGAAGAGGCTGCTAATAGAGCGTCTTCAATGGGTTTAAACTCATCTAAAGTTGTTAAAAATATTGCACAAAATACAAAAATGCTTAACAAATTCAGATTTAAGGATGGTGTTAAGGGTTTAGTTAAAATGGCTGAATTATCTGCTAAGTTAGGTGTTGATATGGATTTTGCTAGTGGGTTCGCTGAAAAACTTTGGAATGTTGAAGGTGCTGTTGAAACAGCTGCTCAGTTTAATGTTATGGGTGGTGCTTTTGCAAGGCTTGGTGACCCATTTAAGCTTATGTATATGGCTCGTAATGATATTGCTGGATTAACTGAAGAAATTGCTAATGCTGCGGCAGAATCAGCTACATTTAATAAACAAACAAAAAAGTTTGAATTGGGTGCTATGGAGATGCATAGACTTAAAATAATAGCTGAACAAACTGGTTTAGAATATGACAAATTAGTAACAGCTGGTCAAAACGCTGCTAAATTTTCTAAGATTAAAAGCCAAGTATCTTTTACTATGAATGATGAAGCTAAAGAATTTTTAGCTAACACTGCACAACTAGATGAACAAGGTAAAGCATATATTGAAGTAAAGGGTGAAAAGAAATTCTTAAGTACACTTGGTGCTAGTGGCGCTAAGCTTATTCAAGACCAAGTAAAAGAAAAGAAAAGTTTAGAAGAAAGAGCATTAGCCGCTAAGAGTTTTGATGAACAAATCACAAACCTTATAAACATGGTTAAAATGTATATGATGCCAATTGTTGAAGGTATTACGGATGTCTTAAAACCTTTTGTTGAAGATTTGATGGGTGAAAAAGGTAAAGACTTTAAAGCTGAATTAAAATCCCTAGGGGTTCAAATAGGTGGTTTTATTAAAACAGCTGCTGAATGGTTTAAAGGTATAGCCGAAATTGCCGTTGCTTTAGGTCCTAAGGGTATTTTTTATGCCTGGTTAGCTGGAAAGGGTGTTATGGCTTTATTTGATGTTGCAAAATGGGTTCTTAATGGTCTAGCTTTGTCTAGAGGATTTTTAATGGGAGCTGGTAGTATGGGAGGTATGGGTGCTGGTACTGCTGGTCAAGTTGGTGGTAAAGTATTTGGTGGTAGAAGTTCTGCCGCTATGACTAGAGCTGGAATGAGTACAACCGCAAAAATAGGTACTAATTTTAAAAGTGGTTTAAAATCATTCGGTGCTAAGGGTAGTGGTTTATTAGCTGCTGGTATGGCTGGTTACGATGAATATAGTGAACAAATGGATAAGGGTAAAAGTAAAGGTGAGGCAATAGGTAGAGCTGCATTAAAAGGAACAGGTGCTGGTTTAGGTGCTTGGGGTGGTGCTGCTGCTGGTGCTGCTATTGGTTCTGTTGTACCTGTTGTTGGAACACTTATTGGTGGTTTAATTGGTGGTGCACTGGGTGCCTGGGGTGGTGGAAAAGTTGCTGATTTGGATA